ATGTTGTCTGTATCTTTTGAGGGCAACCAGCCTGAACTGGCGGTTATTGGCCATGACCAGCCAAGATTAGAAACGCCTGTCGCTGAGGCTGCCGGGTCATTTGCTGGCGAGCTGGGGGGCTGGGTAAAACGGGTACTGAACATAGACCTAATGCCTTGGCAGCTGCACACGTTGACTAATCAGTTGGCCTTTGACGGCAACCTTGACCTGTTGCACCGCACGACGCTTACGTCGACTGCCCGACAAAACGGCAAGACCGTAGCCCTAATGTCACTTGTCGGTTTTTGGTTGTGCGAAATGCCCAAGATACGGGGCGAGAAACAGTTAGTGCTATCTACGGCCCACCGCCTTGATTTGGCGGTCATGTTATTTGATGAGCTTGCCCCAATTTTGGAAGCACAGTTTGACGCAAAACTTATGCGCGCTTACGGGCGCAACATGGCCACTATGCCTGACGGGTCACGCTGGATAGTTAGGGCGGCAGCCCCGTCTGCAGGTCACGGCGTTAGCCCAAACCTGATTGTGGCCGACGAAATTTGGGACATTTCTAGCGACGTAATAGACGGCGGCCTTATCCCGTCGCAACGCGCCAAACGCAACCCCCTGTTATCCATGTGGTCAACGGCTGGCACAGAGCGCAGCCGGGCGCTACTCAAATGGCGCGAGCAAGGCATGCGGGCAATCGACACCAACACCCCGACCCCGTTCTATTTTGCAGAGTGGTCACCGCCCCCAGACCTAGACCCCATGACCCCTGCAGCTTGGGGTTGGGGCAACCCAGCCCTAACCCACACATTGACCCCAGCAACAATCGTTGCCGAAAGTCAAAACCCAGACCGCGCACAATTCCTACGCGCGTCAGTAAACGTGTGGGTTGCCAGCGACCAAGGTTGGTTGCAGCCCGGCACATGGCCCGCGCTCGAGCACCACGACCCTTTACCAGCTGGGGGCGTAGTAGCCATAGAAAACAGCGTTGACGAGAGCCGCTACTTTGGCCTTAGGGCTGTAGCCCTAGCTGACGGGCGTACCTGTGTAACCGTTGCGTTTGTTTGCAACACCTACGCCGAAATGTTAGAGGCCGCCAAACCATACCTCGCACACCCCACCACTACGTTTGCAATTACCCCGTCAATAGACCTGCATTGGCCAGTAGAACTCGAGCGCCGCAAACAGGTAGTGGGCTACGGCGAAATGGTCAAATGGACAGACCCCGTTAGGCAGCTCATTAGGCAGGGCATGGTGCTACACACAGGCGAAACCATGTTGGCTGAACATGTGCAACGGGCTGTTGCCGTGAGGTCACAAAACAGCGTTGCCCTATCGTCGCAACGCTCACCCGGCCCAATCGAATTGGCGCGCTGTGCAGTTTGGGCAATAGCCCTAGCCAGCAAACCCAAATCGGCAGGTAAACCGTTCTTTGTAGTGGCCAGTTAGTTAGTCTGCCTGTGGTGGTGTAGGGGTAACTATCCCTATTCTGTCGGGCCGTAGCCAGCCCCTATGCCACTACTTAACTGCACACATACGCCATACTTAACACATGGCAATTTTTAGCCGCGTCAATAAAGCCGCAATCAGCCCACCCCCAAAAAAGGCTGCAGCGGCGGGTGGGTACTCGCCCAATAGCGCCGGGTTGGGCGCAGCCATGATTGGGCAGTACTACACCTACCAAGAGGGTGACGCACGCAACCGCGCAGTATCCGTGCCAACAATTAACAGGGCGCGTGACCTTATGGCCAGCGTTATTGGTTGCATGCCGTTACGTATGTACAACGAAATTTGGAACGGCAACGAAATGGAAAAATTGCCGATTGCGCCGCGCACTTGGCTACGTCGACCCGACCCAACTGTGCCGTACCAATTTATTATGTCGTGGACATTTGACGACTTACTATTTTTTGGGCGCGCGTTTTGGTACATAACTAGCCGCACAGCTGACGGCTACCCAGCAACGTTTACCCGTCTGCCAGCCGGGTCAGTTACCACTACCGACATGGTTGGCCCTGTGTGGTTTGCGCCGTCGCAGCAAGTGTATTTTAACGGCGGCCAACTAGACCCTAAAGACCTAGTGCAATTCCTAAGCCCAGCGCAAGGCCTGATTTATGCCGCCCCGGGCGCAGTAGAAACAGCGTTAAAGCTAGAGGCCGCACGCAATCGCAATGCGTCTAGCGCCATACCTGCAGGCGTGTTACGTCAAAAAGGTGGCGAACCGTTAAGCGCGCAAGAGCTAGCAGACCTAGCTGCAGCGTTTAACGCAGCGCGCGCAACCAACCAAACAGCTGCACTAAACGAATTTTTGGATTACCAAGAAACAGCAACTAGCCCAGACAAAATGTTGCTAATTGAGAGCAGCCAATACCAAGCGTTAGAGGCCGCACGTTTAGCTAACGTGCCACCGTATTTAGTGGGTGTATCGACGGGCGCATACTCGTACCAGTCAGCGCAACAGGCGCGCGCAGACCTGTTTATTTTTGGTGTCAAAATGTATGCAGAGGCAATTGCCCAAACCTTGTCAATGAATAACGTTTTGCCTAACGGCACATACGTAGAATTTGACGCAGAGGATTATTTAGCAGAGAACTACGCAGCAGACAAACTAGATGAGCCAACAGAAAACACACAAGAGCGCTTAGCGCAGAGGTAACAACATGATAAAACTAATTGCAGGCGAATTTACTGTTGACAAAGCAGCGGCAGACGGCGAAGGCCGCCGCACAATCTCAGGCGTAGCCGTGCCTTACAACGTGTTTGCTGTTGTGTCAGACGGCAGCGAAATAATGTTTAAGCCCGGCAGCCTGCCAGTCGACGGCAGAGCGCCCCGGCTGTTTATGTACCACGACCACAGCCAACCCGTAGGCGTAGTAACTGAGCGCGTAGACACCGACGAGGCCATGATGTTTGAGGCCCGTATCAGCGCCACAACCCTTGGCAATGACGCGCTGGCAATGGCCGCTGACGGCACAATTGACCAAGTTTCTGTGGGCGTAAACCCCACAAAATTTAGTTATGACGACGAGGAACGCATGATTGTTGAGGCCGCAGATTGGATAGAACTAAGCCTTGTGCCAGTAGGCGCATTTGGTGACCAAGCCAACATTACAGACGTAGCCGCAAGTATCCCCCAAAACCCACAAACCGTAAGCCATAATGAACCTGTGACCACAGAGGAGAAAAAGACCATGACCACCGATAACACCGTTGCTGTAGAGGCAACAATTCCAACCCCAGCGTTGCCAGCTACACCTAAGCGCAAATTTGATTTGCCAACCGCTGGCGAATACATGGCCGCGTATCACATTGGCGGCGAGTCATTTCGCAACGTGCAGGCTGCAGTAAAAGATTTTGTGAGCAGCAAGCAAACCGCATTGCAGGCCGCTGCAGGTGACGTACTTACCACCGATACACCCGGCTTGCTGCCCGTGCCCGTTTTGGGGCCTGTCATGGCAAACCTTGGATACCAAAGGCCTGTTGTGTCAGCAATTGGCGCACGCGCAATGCCAGATGGCGGCAACCAAAAAACGTTTGTTCGCCCAACATGGACTACGCACCCAAGCGTTGCAACACAGTCAACTGAACTTACGTCAGTTAGCGCCACCACGCCTGTAATTGCATCGAACGTAGTTACTAAAACCACGCTTGCTGGGTCAGTTACTTTGTCGGTGCAAGACATTGACTTTACTTCACCAGCTGCATTGGAAATTATTTTGCAAGACTTGGTAGGCCAGTACATGTTGCAAAGTGACGCGCTTGCGTGCAGTCGCATTACTTCTGGTGCTAGCGCTTCAGGGTCGACGTGGACAGTTACCGCAGATAACCCAAGCACGCTGATTGCTGCTATCTATGACGCAGCAACCGACATTTTGAGCGCTACAAACTTTTTGCCCGACCATGTTTTTGTGTCGCCAGACGTGTGGAAAAAGTTGGGCAGCCAGCTTGACGGCGATAAGCGCCCAGTATTCCCGTACACGGGTGCCGCCGGGCTTATGGGTGTAAACGGCATTGGCACAGCAAACGTAACCGTTGCCAACACGTTTAACCCGTTTGGGCTAAACCTTGTTGCTGACCGTGCATTTGCTGATAACACCCTTGTTGTGGCACGCGGCGTAGGCATTGAGTTTTATGAGCAGGTGCGCGGCTTGCAATCAGTTGAGGTGCCGGGAACTTTGGGCCGCACGTTTAGCTACTACGGCTACGTTGCAACCTTTATTCCTTACAGCTCAATGGTTAAGTCAATTGCAATTGCCTAAACCTAGAGAGGCCTGACAATGGCCGTTTACACGGTTACGTTTAAGCAACTAATAGACGGTTACGCCGTACTGCAAACGCTGACCCCTAACGAATTAGAGGTTGGGCGCAGCATTACCGTTGCAGGCGTAGGCGCACCGTTTAACGGCACGTTTACCATTTACGCGCTGCCACAGTACGAATACGTTGGCTTAGACGGCGAGGGCGACTTGCTTTACAACGTCGACATAGCAGTACCAAACCAAGTGCTATTCGCTGTTGCTGGAGATGACGTAGACCGCACAGCAGCCACAGGCACAATTACGTTTACGCCTACCTGCACATGGATAACAGCTGGGCAAATAGAGGATTGGTTAGGCATAGGCACAGCTACTGCCGCCGATACCGCATTTTTGACCGTGTGCGCGTCAGCTGTTAACGCAATGGCATTTAGGCGCAGGGTTGAGGCTGGGTACTTTGACAGCCTTACCACTAGCCCTAGCGGCGACGTAACGCTTGGAACGATTATGTGGGGTGGCGCGCTGTACCGGGCGCGCGGCTCAATAGACGTGTTTGCGTCATTTAACGAAATGGGTACAGCCCCCACAATCGGCCTGTCACCAATGATTAAACAACTGTTAGGCATTGACCGCCCACAGGTTGCCTAATGCCTGTTGCCTACACAGACCTGTTTAATGAGGCGCTAGACGATTTAGCAGCCACGTTGGCAACAGTTACAGGCCTGCAGGTAGTAACAGACCCCCGTAACCTTGTGCCGCCCTGTGTCATGCTGGGCGCACCGTCATTTGAGGCGTTTAACTACAACGCAGTACGCATGACCTACCCCCTGCAAATTGTGACCCTTGGGCCTAGCAACCTTGACGCAATGCGCAGCCTATTAAACCTGTCAGCCCTAATTTTGTCTAAAAATGTGGCTGTTACAAACGGCAGGCCCACAACCCTAGAAATCGGCGGCGTAATGCTGCCTGCCTACGAACTGACCGTAGAAATGCGCGCGTCGACTACATGACCGAATACCGCATTGTTAGCCCGTTAGTAGGTGACCCGGGCAGCGTGTACATACCAAAAGCAGGGGTCAACGTTGAGGCGTTGCTAGCAGGCGGGTTTATTGTTGCTGCCGAAGTATCCACCGAAACAGCACCTAAGCGACGTAAAGTAAAACCAGCACCAGAGGAGTAAACCACATGGCAACCAGTCAGTACCTATCTAACCCCGTAGTCACCGTTAACAGCGTTGCGCTTACTGGGTTTTGCACCGCCGCCAGCGTTATCCAGCGTTTTGAGCCGCTAGATAACACCACGTTTGGCCAAACAGACCGCACCTATGTAAAAGGTTTAGGCGACCATGAAGCAACGCTTACGTTGCTGATGACCTACGCAGCTGCAGAAACGTACGCCACACTTGCACCGTTGGTAGGCACAACCACGACAGTTATTGTCAAACCGACTAGCGCTGCTGACAGCTCGACTAACCCCGGTTTTACATTGACTGGGGCGCTGCTGGCCGAACTGCCAGTTATTAACGCCAGCCTTGGAGAGCTACAGACTGTTGACGTAGTGTTTCAGGGCGGCGTTTACAGCGTAGACGTAACCCCATAATTAAGACCTACAAACCAATAGACAGAAAGGCGTTATGAAAATAAAATTGCGCGTCACCGTTACACCCGGCAGCGAACCGATAGACGTAATTACAAACCTTTTGTGCATTACAGAGTGGGAACGCACAGAAAACCGCAAGGTAACTGACGGGCGCGGCATTGGCATGGGCGACATGGTTAGTTGGGCGTTTTTTATGTTTAAGCAATCTGGTCGACTAATCCCACAGGCGACAGCGCAAGAGTGGCTGAAGCAAAACCCTGACATGGAAATTGAGGCTGTAGACCAAACCGACCCAAACCCTACGGGCGCGGCAGCTACCGCCGCCAACTAGCCGAAGTATTGGTGGCAACGGGCTGGTGGCCTAACGAAATCCCGTTTGATACACGCGACCTGACTACTGTGGTAGTAGTCCTAAACAAGGCGGCCAAACAATGACAACCACAGCAACCGTAGGCGTGTTTGGTGTCAAAGAGGCGTTAAAAGAGTTACGCGAAATAGACCCAGAACTACGCAAGGCCATTAACGCGCGCGCTAAAGAGGTAGTTAAACCTGCAACTGACGCTATGAAAGCGCAATACCCAGCACAACTATTGTCGGGTATGGCTCGCGCATGGCAACAGCGAGGCCGCCAACTATTCCCTTATGACCAAGCCGCCGCGCGCCGGGGCGTAACACTAAAAGTAAACACCAGCAAAAAATCCACGTCTGTAATAAGCATTATTCAGAAAAACCCGGCAGCCGCAATTATCGACATGGCAGGCAAAGGCGGCGGCAGCGGCGCACAGGGCAGCCGGTTTGTTGACGCGCTAACCGCATTGTTTGGGCAACCGTCGCGCGTTATGTGGCCTACGTTTGAGAAAAACCAAAATGACGTTACAGAAAACATGCGTGAAGTAGTTAACGATTTAATGGCCGCTGTTGGTAAACGGGTGCTGTAATGGG